AAGCCGGTCGCACCGGCGACCACAAAGGAGGACGACGATGGAATCCCGTTCTGATGACTCGCCGTCGATCTCGCCGGAGCAGTTCGCCGCTCGGTTCGGCATCAGCCGCGACACCGTCTATCGCTGGATCAAGCAGGGCCGGCTTGATCCGATCCCGATCGGGCCTCGCGTCTGGCGGTTCCGTCCGTCGCAGGTTGAGGCGTTCATCAACGAGCCGAGGCGCGAGACGCAGTACGTCCACATTGACGAGAACCCAGGAACCGCTTGGGCAAACCGAAACGAGGTGAACCGATGAGACTGATCGACATCAGCGCAGACATGCAGGCGCTCGACGACCTGCTCGCCGAGGTCGGCGGCGACGTTTCCGATCCCAAGGTCGCCCAGATCGTCGACGCTTGGTTCAACGAGCTTGACCACAGCTTGACGGCCAAGATCGACAACTACGCGGCGCTCATCTCGACGATGCGAGCACGGGCAGACATCCGGAGAGCCGAGGCCGAGCGGCTCGCGCGTCGCGCCCAGGTTGACGAGGCGTCGGCCGACTGGCTCGCGTCAAGGCTGCTCGCAGCTCTCGACTCGCGAGGTATGAAAAAGGTCGAGACCGATCGGTACGCGGTCTCGGTCGTCGGCAACGGTGGAAAGGCTCCGCTCCTCGTCGACGGCGACGTGCCGGCGGAGTTCCTGAAGACCGTGACGAAGGTCGAGCCGGATCGGGAAAGAATCCGGCTTGCCATCGAGGCCGGTCAGGATGTACCGTTCGCCAGACTCGGCGAGCGCGGGAAGCGCCTCGCCATTCGCTGACCTCTCACCCGGCCCGGCTGCTCGCGACGCTCTTCCGCGACGGCCGGGCCGGTCCTTCGGAACGGATGACCGCAGGAGATGACCGATGGAACGATGGATTCCCGTAGACGTTGACCTCTTTCGGAAGCCGAAGTTTGTAGCACTATGCCGGACTATGCAAGTCGGCCGGTTTGAGGGAGCCGGCCGCGTGCTCGCGATCTGGTGCTGGGTTCAATCCTACGGGCCGCAGACGACGTTAGACGCGTCCGCGGTCGATGAGGCGACCGGGACACCTCCCGGCACTACAGACGCTCTAATCGCCTCTGGGTGGGCCTCGGCCAACAAGCGGTCCGGCACGATCCGATTCTCGTGGCCCGGCGAGACGCTGGCGGAGATCCGGGAGCGGCGGTCTGAAGCCGGCCGTCGAGCCGTCCGTGCTCGCTGGGATCGAGTCCGTGCCGAGCAGGCTGACGGATGCGATGCCGATACGGGCGTATTACGGGCGAACTACAAGACTGAGAGTAAGACTAAGACCAAGACAGAAAACCAAGGACTGGAGCCTATCGGCTCCAGTCTTGTCCCGGTCGATGCCGAAACGCCATCGACCGCGACCGACAGCGACCGGAGACCGCCGCGAACCGTTGCCATCGGATGGCATCCGGAGGACGGGTTTGCTGGGATCACCGACGCCGATCGGCGTGCCTGGGCGGCGGCGTATCCGGCGGTCGACATCGACGCCGAGCTCGCGAAGTCTCACGCATGGCTCGCGGCTGAGGCTCCGTCCGGTCGATGGCGAAACGTACGGGCCGGCCTGCGGCGCTGGATGGCACGCAGCCAGGCGTACGCCGATCGTCGTTCTGCCGGGCCGCATTTGACGAAATCAAACGTGGGCGGGACACTCCCGCTCGGATGCTGGATCGACGCCGAGGGCGTCGCACGAACCGCGAGCGGTGCTCCGCTCGACCGTTGACAGGAGATGACACGATGAAACCGGATGACCGACGCAGAATCCTACGGGCCGAACTCGCCGCGCTTGGCGTGCCGGCGGACGACATCACGCACCGAATGCTCCATCGCAACGACTGGCGAGGCGAGCCGGATCTCGATTGCATGTTTGCGGTCGAAACGATCCTCGCGCTCCGCGACCAGGTCGCAGCGTGCCGAACGATCATCGAATCGACCGATCGCGAGAACGATCGACTCCGATCCGCAGCGGTGAAGACCGCCGCGGAGATCGAGGAGATCACGCGACAGATCGAGATCCTGCGGGACATGCTCCCGAAGGAGGTGATTGATGTCTGAGCCGCTTACGCCACAACGGAACCTCGAACGCGTGCTCGGACTTTGGCCGAGCGCAGGCCTGACGGCCGATTGGAAGAACCTGTTCCTCAGCCGCTTCCGAAACGTGAATCAGGAATGGCTTCGCGAGGCGATCGAGAACGTGAAGTTTGCCAAAGGCTCGCACGTTCCGGAGCTCAAATGGTTCCTCGACGAGTTCGAGGGAATCCGTCGGCACGCCGGCAGCGTTGCACGTGAGGAGCCTCAGACGCTAGAGCAACGAGCCGAGCGTCGCGAGCAGGAACGCGAACGCGAGCGCATCGAGGTCGAGGCGGAACGCAGGCAGATCCGGCGAACGATGGCCGGCCTGCACGCATCGACGCTCGACCGCATACGTGACACGATGCGGAACACGCGGTTCCTCGCGTCGCTCTGCGGTTCGCTGGAAGGCGAGGTCGAGGCGTGGCCCGACTTCGCTCTCGGCATGGCTCACGCCGTCGCGACTCGCGACGGCCTGCTCGGAGGTGACGCGTGAACACAAAGCCAGGAAGCAAGCACGAGCGGACGTTCATTGAGGCCGTTCGGCTGGAGATCGCCGGCGGACGGACGCAGTTTGATCGCGAGACGGTTCAGCGCTTGATCGGTGCCTATCACGCCGAGGCCTACCGGTTCGACTGCCTTGCGCTCGACGTGGCCTACGACATCGAGCTCGACGATGAGCATCTCAAGACGATGTATCGCGAGTTCACGTCCACGCGTAACCGCGTGGCCGAGGTTGACGCCGTGGGCATCCGTGACCAGATCGACCGCGAGGACGCGAAGGAGCCGCCCGATGTCTGACATATGCGCACGCCTGCGAGCGATGGCCGGTCCGATCGTTCCGAACGTCTGCACCGAGGCCGCCGACGAGATCGAGCGGCTGATTGCCGAGCGCGACGAGGCGAGGCGGGAGGCGTGCAAGTTCGAGAGCAAGGTGGACTGGGATCACGGCAACACCGATCCGGCAAGGTTTGGCCCGATGGCACTGGCGGCGGAGCGCGGCTGGGACTGCTTCAAGGGAGACGGCAAATGAACGAAGCGCTCTTCGTCGGCGGATTGCTAGATGGCAAGATCCGGACGCTCAACGATTGCGATCGATCCGTCGGAAGGATCGAGGTCGTAGACGGCCATTTGAGACCGCATCGATACGCAGGCAAGTGGATTCTCCAATACCTACCGGAATCATCCGGTCCTGAACGCGCGCTCGTATTCATCGACGAGAGGATCAAGGGCGACAGGTTGGCCGACATGTTTGGCGAGATCAAGTCACGCATTCCATCTACGCATTGGAAGCCGATCGAGGAGTATGGCAAGTGAACGACGCAAACTCGCCACGTCGTGACGGATCTTCCGCCATGACTCAAGCCGACTACGCGGTCATCTTGCAACAGATCAAAGACGCCAAACTAGAAGCCTCGCAGAACATGACGTGCCAGTTCATGGCAAGTCTCACGCTCTACATGGAAAGCATGGTGCCTGGCAACCGGACCACGCGAGCCGCGATGCATGATCTCTTGCATCGGTTCAAGATCGACGTCTCGGAAACCCTACCGGTACCCTCGGGTTCCGGAGGTGGGCCGTGCTGCCGAGCGACTTCGACGAGGACGAATGGTGGGAAGCCGTCCACGCCATCCTCGACGAGATCGCTTGCGGCCGGCGGATGGCAGCGAGGCGAGCCGATCGGCGTCCTCGCCATCCTCCTCCGCTCCGGCGCTGACCGGATCGAGACCGAGGCGCCGGCCATGAGGGCGCACGCCAGCACCATGCTCGTCGCCGCCGACGAACTCGAGCATCTCGCCGCCTGCGTTCAAGGTGCGTTCAAGTCCCTCGAGATATCCCAGGCACGGCTTGAGACGCTCGCGGAGCCGGATGAATGATCGTCACGCTCGAAAGCAGGTATGTCGATGCCGCCATCAAGAAGCCGGCTTGGCAACAGGCGAAGGCTATCGAACGTAACGAGCGGCGAGCGTGGAAGGTCGTTGACGATCCCGACGAGATCGGAGCCTGGGGCGAAGCTGCGCTCTGCCAGTTGCTCGGAGTCGATCCGATGGTCGAGATGTTCAAGGACGATCCGACCGAGCCGGATGTCTGCGGAGTCGAGGTCAGGACGACAACGCATCCGAACGGGCATCTCATCATCCGACAGACGAAGGCGACCGCCGACCACGTCCTCGCGGTCGTCTCGCCCGAGCGGAAGTTCGTGAGGCTCGTCGGCTGGATCACGCCCGAGGAGATCAACAGCGACGACCGATTCCCGTTCCGAACGGACCGAGGTCATCCCCCGGCTAGGTGGATTCCCGGAGCCGTTCTCGATCAGGACATCGGCGCTCTTTGCGTCCGCGTCTATCAGCGTTGGTTCGAGATGTCGATATGAGCTGCGAACGCGAGGAGTTCCCGTGCTGGATCGCATGCGACAGCAAGGGACCGCTTGCGTATGACTGGGACGAGGTACGGCTTGTCGAGGTGGCCGACGATGGCAGCGCGTCGCTCTGGCTTGGCGACGGTTCCGAGTGGATGTTCCGAGCAATCGAGCCGGTCCTAGACGCGCCGCAGTTCTTTCGCAAACTCGCGAAGGTGCTACCGTTACTGGAAACGGAAAGCCGACCGAAACCTCCATGCTGAGACAACCGGACGAGCCGAGCGACCGTCGAGCCGCAGCCGCGGCCCGGATGCTCGATCTCAAGCCGGAGACCGGCGGCGAACTTGCGGTCGCCTTGCAGGTGCTCGACGCCATCGTCGCCAGGCACGGCGAGGTCCGCATCCTGCGAATCGGTACGGCGACTGTCTGCCACGCTGGAGCCGAGGCCGAGGTCGGCGGCGACGGACCGAACACCGTCGAGGCGATAGTCGCCTGCGCCTGCGACGTCGTCGTGAGCGAAGAGCGGAAGCATCAGCGACCGCCAGTCGAGCCGGACGCGGACGACTCCGAGGACGCGAGCCTGTTTGTATGGTGACCGTATCGCTTCCGCTTCCGGACCGCTGCCTGTCTCCGAACGCGAGGACTCATTGGGCGGTCCGCTCGAAAGCCGCAAAGCGCTGGCACGCCGTCGCGGTCGCACGTACAGCCGAGGCGCTGCGATACCTCAGCCAGCAGGCCGTGCCGGAGACGAGCCTACGGCCGAACGATCCGATCGGCGTCCGATGTCGCTGGTTCTTTCGAGACCGCCGACGCCGCGACGCCGACAACCTGCTCGCCTCGATGAAGCACGCGTTCGACGGCATCGCCGAGGCGCTCAAGGTCGATGATCGGACATTCGTTCACTGGCCGGCGGTCATCGGATACGATCGAGATCGACCGAGGGTAGAAGTCGATCTATGGCCGATCGGCTCCGAGGGTCAGGGAGCGACTACGTGCCAAGCGTTACCGTCGAGCGTGCCGATGCCTCCGTCCTGATCGTTCGCGCCAAGGTCGCACCAGGCGACGAGCTGCGGTTCCTGATGCGGTCTGACGCGCATCACGACAGCACCCACGCCGATCGCTCGATGGAGGAACGGCATCTACGCGAGGCCGTCGAGAGCGACGCGTATATCCTCGACTTCGGGGATCTGTTTGACGCCATGCAGGGAAAGTTCGATCCGCGACGCGGACCGGATCGCCGCGACCTGCGACCTGAATACTGGGAAGGTCACTACCTCGATCGGCTCGTAGACGTTGCAGCCGAGCGCTACGCGCCGTTCGCGGACCGCTGGGTGATGATGTCGCCGGGAAACCACGAGACGAGCGTCGGCAAGCGGCACGAAATCGACCTGACCGATCGGCTCGTACGCTCGCTCAAGACCGCCGGTCGCGCTCCGCTCCTGCATAGAGGCACGTATGCCGGCTGGATTCTCGTGCGTTTCCACAACGAGCGAGACTCGAAGAAGAGCGCGACGTTCCGCATTTACTATCACCATGGCTACGGCGGCGGAGGCCCGGTTACGCGTGGCGTGATCCAGACCGCGCGTATGGGGCTTTACCTGCCCGACGCGGACCTGATCGTCAGCGGTCACACTCACGACGCATGGACGATGCCGATCGCTCGCGCGCGCGTGATGGACTCCGGTCGCGTTCGCGAGGACCGGCAGACGCACGTCCGCATCGCCGGATACAAGGGCGAGTTCCTCGACGGCGAAGGCTGGGCCATCGAGCGCGGTATGCCACCGAAGCCGCGAGGAGCTGCGTGGCTGACGATGGCGTATCGCCACGTAGACGGGCCGCGGATTGATACGCGGATCGACGAAGCGACGTGAGGTAAACTCCTGCCATGCCGATCCGGTACTTCAAGTGCCATACGCGCCCATATCCGTCCGTCTTCACGCCGACAACGGACTGGGAAGTTACGTCGTTAGGCTCAGGCCGGATGAGCGTAGACCTTGGCTACAGGCACGGGCCGCCTGGACAAGATCCGCCGACCGCGATCACAACTCAAATCGAATGGGCGGCGCTTGGCGCAACTGCCGCTACGAGCGTTGCGACGCAGGCGAGCAGCATCTCGGATGCCGGATATCGGTTCGCCGATATCGCTGAGGTCGATACCGTCTTCCGCGTTCGTCGCGTGAACTCCGCTGGCGCTGGCGAATGGTCAGCGACAACCTTGCTCGAAGTCTGACCAATGACCGACTGGATGCCGATCGTTATTCAAGTGGCAAGCGTCGCGCTTACGATCGGCGGCACGATCGCTGCCGTATCGACTCGCATGGCACGGCTTGAGGGACGCATTGAGAGCCTCGCGATCGAGATCCGCAAGGACCGCGAGCACGTCGAGCATCGCATCCGCCAGCTTGAGATCGGACTTGGCCAGGTGCAGAGCGAACTAAACCGACTTGCTTACCATGTCGGTCAACGCAACGGCCGCGAACAGCGGCAGGAGAACGAACATGAATAAGAGCTGGCGCACGACTACTCTCGGCATCCTCGCGATCGTGACCGCCGCGGCCGGCTTCTTCAAGGCGACCATTGACGGCGACCCGACGACGGAGCCGGATATGGCTGCTCTCGTCGCTGCGATCTCGGCCGGCATCGGCCTTCTCTTTGCGAAGGACGCGAAGGTGACCGGCCTGCCGGTCAAGCCGGAGGCGACCGAGTGACATGGCGGAACTCCTCGCGCTGCTCGTCCCGGTCGTCGTCGGAATCATCGTTCGCCTTCTCGATCGGCCTGCTCGCCCACCAGTTGTCGGCGGTGGCGCTGGGCATCGCGACGGCATTCGCCGTGCTCTCGATCGGCTGCGAGACGCCGCCGGCCGTGGTTCCATCGGGTGAGCCGATGCTTATCGTCGAGGGCTGCGGCAAGGTCCGGCTCACCGCTATGAAGCCGGACGGCACCTGGCTCGATCTCGGATGGCGTGACGCCGCAAGCCTGCACGGCTACACCGTGGTCGCGTACGACTGGCAACTCGACCCGTGAACCCGACGCTTCGACGCATCCCGGCGACGTTCGCGGAAGACGAGACGGTCCAGTCCGCGGACGGTCTCGCGATCATGACCGAAGGCGGTCGCGCGTTCCCGTTCTCGTTCACAGGACTCTCGTTCGACTTCGGCACCGTTACCTCGCCGTTCCTCAACGTCGGCATCGACGCCGGGTCGATCACGGCTCCGAGCCGGTTCCCGGTTGACTTCGGTACGATCTAGTCATGCCGCTCCAGTTCAGACGAGGAACCGACGCCCAGCGGACCGCGGTCACTCCGGCCGCAGGCGAACCGATCTGGGTGACCGATACCCAGGCGTTGTACGTCGGCGACGGCTCGACCGCCGGCGGAGTCGCGATCACCGGCGGAGGCGGCGGCGGCGGAGCGCCGACGAACCTCTCCTACCTCGTCCTGACGGCCTCGACGAGCCTCTCGGCCGAGCGCGTGCTTACCATCGGGACCGGTCTCGCCTCGACTGACGCCGGAGCCGGCGGAGCGTTGACGATCGCGATCGGGACGCACGCCGCATCGTTCATCAACTCCGGGACCGTCGCGCTCGCTCGCGGCGGTCTCGCTGCCGACATCAGCACGACAGGCGGAGCCGGGCAGGTGTTGAAGCAGACGAGCGCCGGCGGAGCAGTCAGCGTGGCCGCTCTTGTCGCGGCCGACCTGCCGACTCACACACACTCGGCAAGCGACATTGCCAGCGGGACGCTTGCGCTTGCTCGCGGCGGTCTTGCCGCTGATATCTCCGGCTTCGGTCCTGGCTTCCTGCGGCAGACAGCGCTCGGAGCTGCGGTCAGCGTGAGCGGCCTTGTCGCGACAGACCTTCCGACGCATAACCACGTCGCCTCAAACATTACGAGCGGTACGCTTGCGCTCAGCGTCGGAGGCCTTGCGGCCGACATCTCGACGACCGGCGGCGCGGTTCACTTCCTCAAGCAGACCGCAGCCGGCGCGGCCGTCAGCGTCGCGGCAGTGGCGGCGACCGACATCGGAACGAGCGGAACGCCGTCGACCTCGACGTTCCTTCGCGGTGACATGACCTGGGGCACGCCGGCCGGCGGAGGTGGCAGCGGAACCAAAACCTACGCGACGTTCACTCCGCTGAATAATCAGCCGCCTACCGGCACGTCAGGCTTTGCGACTCTCGACACGCGATCGGCAGGTGTCGCCGTGCTCGACTTTGATTCGACCGCTCTGGAGTCGGCCATCTTCGTCGGCTGCTTGCCTGAGGCAGCGGTGACCACGAACGGCCTCAAGGTACGGTTGGCCTGGACTGCGGATACCGTGACGAACACCGACGCGGTCGTATGGGCGATCCAGTGGCAGCGGATCGACACGTCTACCGACCTCGATACCGACGCGTTCTCGAACACCGTCACCGCTACGGCAGCGGCGAGCGGCACGGCCGGCGTCCCGGTCATTACCGAGATCACGATCACGGGAACGGCGAACCTCGACTCGCTGGTCGCAGGCGACTTCTACCGCATCAAGATCAGCCGCGACGGCACGAACGCGAGCGACGCGCTCACCAACGACGCGTGCCTCGTCGGCGTCGAGATCCGGGACGCCACCTAATGGCTTGGGACTTTGACGGCACGAACGACTACATGGAGGCTACGTCGGCGGTGCTGACGGCCGGTCCTCTTACGTTCTCGGCGTGGATCAATATCGACGCAACGGGCATTGCGCACCGCATTCTCTCGATCTCGTCCACGACCGGAAATGACCGATGGAGCCTGTTTGTAGGCACGACGAACGTCATCTCATTTCAAGTCGGCGCTGCCGGCTCGTTCTTCGCGGCAAGCACGACGGCGACCGTCGGAACCGGGACTTGGTATCACGTCGCCGGCACGTACAGCACGGCGGCAAACCAGCCGATGCAGGTATATCTAGACGGAACGAAAGTAGGTCCGACGAACTCGAACCGTGTGCCGACTGCCGGCAACCTGAACCGAACGCTGCTCGGCTCGACGTACGTAACGTCGTCGCTTACGCAATATCTGAACGGACGCATAGCCGAGGCGGCTATCTGGGATGTCGTGCTGAGCGATGCCGAGATATCGTCGCTCGCGAAGAACTTCCGCTCTGATCTCATACGGCCGGCTTCGCTCAAGTTCTACATGCCGCTGATCCGCGAGGTTCAGGATGTACGCGCCGGTCTGTCATTCACGAATAACGCGACCGCTGCGGCGGCGCACGTCAAGAGGAACGGCTGATGAGCGAGCACGCCCATATCGTCGCTGGAGAGGTTGCCGGCCTGGTGGATCTTGATCCTGCGATTCGTTCAGGCTGGATCGCCGCTGGGAACCCGAAGGCCGCGCTCTACCTCCCGGTGATTGACACTCCGAAGCCGACCCATGACGCCTCTCGCGAGGCGCTCGTCGTTGTCTGGTCGGTCTGGCCGAATGTTGAAGCCGTCCGCACGTGGAACGTCCGGCCGCTGACCGACGACGAGAAGCGCAAGACCTGGACGACGCTCGACTTCCTAGGCCGGTTTACGACTGTCGAGATGGCGCAGATCGAGACCGCTCGCGAGCACGACCAGATCGTGCAGTCGTTCTACCGTGCAGCGCTGGCAGCTCAAGAAGTCGTCTCGGACGATCCGCGTACGGTCGCCGGCGTCAACTACCTCTCGGCCATCGGCATCCTCACGCTTGCCCGTGTAGACGAGGTGCTCGGCCGTTAGACTGCCGGGCATGGGAATGAAGTTGCATATCGGAGGCTCGGAACGCCGGGCCGGATGGACTGTAGTCAATATCGCTTTGGGCGATCACGTCGATATCGTTGCCGACTGCCGCGCGATCCCGGTCGAGCCGAATACCTGCGACGAGGTATACGCCAGTCACGTTCTAGAGCACATTGAGAAGGCCGAAGTAGGAAAGACGCTACGGCACTGGCACGATCTGCTCGTGCCCGGAGGCCGGCTACGCGTCGCGGTTCCGGATCTGCAAACGCTTTGCAGGCTCTACGTTGATGACCGGATCTCAACCTACGGCACGTGGCAACTTGTGTCCTACATCTACGGCGGTCAGACGAACGCTCACGACTACCATCGGTGCGGATTCTCAGAGGACACGCTTCGATCGGCGCTTGAGGAGACCGGCTACGCCGCGATTCGGCAGGTAGCGGAGTTCGGAGAGTTCCGCGACTGCTCGTACGCGCATTTCCTGAACGGGTCTATCTCGCTCAATATGGAGGCGATCAAGCCGTGCGAACCGAACGCGTAACCGTCGCCTCGCTGCTCTTTGATCCCGCCAACGTCCGCAAGCACGGCGAGCGCAACCTAGACGCGATCAAGGCGAGCCTCGCGCGGTTCGGCCAGCAGAAGCCGATCGTGGTCGATGGCGATGGCATCGTCCGTGCCGGAAACGGAACGCTGATGGCGGCAAAGTCTCTCGGCTGGGACGAGATCGAGATCGTGCGTACGAACCTGCGAGGATCGGAGGCTACCGCCTACGCGATCGCCGACAACCGTACGGCGGAACTGGCCGAGTGGGACGAGGGAGCGCTCGCCGAGCAACTGGCCGCGCTTCAGATTGACGACGAGGCGCTCGCGGCCGCGACGGGATTCGACGCGAGCGAGATCGAGCGTATGGCGTTGCCGGTCGAGGTCGTCGAGGACGATGTGCCGGAAGTGCCGGTCGATCCGATCACGAAGCCGGGCGATCTGTGGCTGCTCGGCGAGCATCGGGTTCTGTGCGGAGACTCGATGGATCGGGACGCTATCGCGAGACTTTACGGAGGAGATTCCGTTGACTACATTCTGACCGATCCACCTTATTGCTCGGGTGGATTCCAAGAATCAAAAAGGACGATCGGTTCGACGCAGGCCACGATCGGCACGGCGATCGCACGCGACAACTTGACCACAGAGGGACTGTCAAATCTGATCGAGGCAAGTATCGGAAGGCTTCCTTGCGATGGAGCGTGTTACGTGTTCTGCGACTGGCGACAAATCTTTGCCATCCGCAAGGCAATTGAACCGCTTGGCTATCAGTATCGGGCGCTCTTGATATGGGACAAGGGAAATCCTGGAATGGGCGGACCGTGGCGACATGCATATGAGATGTGCTATTTCGGGACGAAACGCAAAGAGCCGCCCACCGGGAAGTCTGGCGACATAATCAGATGCAACCGTTCCGGCAATGAGCATCACACGACCGAGAAACCCGTGCAACTCATTTCGGCCATCATCGACAACACGATTGGAACAAGCATTGCCGACCCGTTCCTAGGCTCCGGCACGACGCTCATCGCCGCCGAGCAACTCGGCCGCAAGTGCTACGGCATGGAGATCAGCCCGGCCTACTGCGACGTGATCGTGAAGCGGTGGGAGACGCTGACCGGTAAGAAGGCGACGCTCGCCAGGTGACGGTGCATCGGTCGCCGGTCGCAACCGACTACACTTGCTCACGTCTGTAGCAGGATCGCACCATGTCAGACACCGAACCGATGCAGGACGCGAGTGCGATCGAGGTCGCCGTTCGCCAGATCGACCGTGATCGCGGACACGATCGCGAGACGATGCGGATGCTCCGGCAGGCGGTTCGGAACCGATGGCCGATCCCGCAGGCCATGCGTGAAGCAGCACCGAAGATCGCTGCTCGGATCGCGATCGAGGGCAATACGGATCGCGAGAAGTTGCGCGCTATCGAGGTTCTCGCCGCGATGGATCGTGACAATATCGCCGCGCTTTCCGCGCTCGATAAGGTCGAGCGGCTTGACGGCGGAGAGGCTACCGAGCGAATCGAACTGGCTCCGATCCGGATCGGCGTTCGCGATTGACGATCGCAGCCATAGAACTTCCGCCGCTCTATCGGAAGCAGCACGATGCGATCTGCGATCCGGCTCGATTTGTCGTCATCGAGGCGAGCACGAAGAGCGGCAAGACTGCCGGCTGCCTGCTCTGGATGCTTGAGTACGCGTGGAACCGGCCGAACTCGACGTGCTGGTGGGTCGCTCCAACGTTCGAGGTCACCAAGACGGTCGGCTTTGAGCGGCTCGCGGCGATGCTACGGGACGCAGATCCAGAGAAACGGATCTGGGAAGACAACACGTCGCGGCTAGTCATCAAGCTCGCCAACGGCTCGAAGGTCGCGTTTAAGTCAGCCGACAACCCGGACAGTCTGTACGGCGAGGACGTTCACGCCGCGGTCATCGACGAGGCGACGCGCTGCCCCGAAGAATCGTGGCACGCGGTCCGATCGACGCTGTCGGCCACACGCGGACCGTGCCGGATCATCGGCAACCTCAAGGGCCGGAAGAACTGGGCATACAGGCTGGCAAGACTGGCCGAGGCCGGAACTGAACCGGACTGCGCGTATCACAAGCTCACCGCTGCCGACGCAGTCGCCGGCGGCGTGCTTGCCTCTGACGAGGTCGAGGCGGCGAAGCGGCAACTTCCCGACCATGTCTTTCGCGAGCTCTATCTTGTCGAGGCGTCGGACGATGGAGGGAACCCGTTCGGCCTCGACGCGATTCGTGCGGCGATCCGACCGCTCAGCACGGCCGAGCCGGCGGCGTTCGGGATCGATCTGGCCAAAACGACCGACTGGACCGTGATCCTCGGCCTGGATTCAACCGGCACCGTCTGCTACCTCGACCGGTTCCGGCTCGACTGGCAGGCGACACGCGAGCGGATCGCATCGACCATCGGCAAGGTGCCGACGCTCATCGACTCGACCGGAGTCGGCGATCCGATCGTCGAGGATCTCCAGCGCGGCCGGCCCAGCGTCGAGGGCTTCAAGTTCACCGCAACGAGCCGCCAGCAACTGCTCGAAGGACTCGCCGCGGCAATCCAGCGGAGCGAGGTTCGGTTCCCTGAAGGCTTCATCCGCATCGAGCTTGAGTCCTTCGAGTGGGAATCGACGCGTACCGGCGTTCGATACACTGCACCGGCGAGTCTGCACGACGATGGCGTTATGGCGCTCGCCTTGGCCGTACGTCGAGCGGCGAACCGGCCGGCTACGTTCCGCTTCCGAGTCATCTGATGCTCGATCGAATCCGATCCCTGTTCCGACGCAAGCAGGCAGACCAGCAGCAGGTCAACCGATACCTCCGTGCGTCGCTCGGGATCATCTCCGGCGGTTCGGGCATTGACCATCGGCCGGTATATACGGCGACCGCAGCGGTCCGAAAGTACCGCTCGTGGGTTTACGCAGCGGCCCAGATAAACGCCTTTGGCGTCTCGGCCGTCCCGCTGCGGCTTTACGTCAAGGGAGGCACGGGCCGCAAGTTGTACCGGACGGCAAAGCCGGCAAGAGGACGCAAGGCGTACCTCTTAGGTGATGCAGAGCGTACGCCGTCGCGATCCGTGCTCGCAAAGATGCACGACTTCGGAGCCGACTTCGAGGAGGTCACCGAGGCGCATCCGGTTCTCGACCTGCTCCGCAAGGTCAACCCGGCGATGAACGGGTTCGACCTGGCGGCGACTCGTACGCTCTGGCAGGAGTTGACCGGGAACGCATATCTGCACGTGATCCCGAACACCCTTGGCGTTCCGGCTGAACTCTGGCCGATGCCGCCGCAATGGGTCGAGATCATTCCCGATCCGCAGAAGTTCATCGCCGGCTACCTGTACGGCCGCGAGACTCAGAACAAGGTCACGCTCGCGACCGATGAAGTGCTGCACTTCAAGCGACCGAACCCGGCCGACCTGTTCTACGGTCTCGGCAAGGTTGAAGCCGCCTGGGGCGCTGTCGATCTGAACGACGCATTCCACGAGATGGACCTTGCCTTTGCGGCGAACCACGCTCGGCCCGACTACCTCGCGACGATCAAGAACGAGGACGCGAGCGAGGACGCTATCGCTGAGTTCGAGCGTGCCGTCAACGAGCGACTTCGAGGTCCGGGCAAGGCCGGCAAGTTCATCGCTCTAACCGGGCAGGTAGACCTAAAGCCGATGGCGTTCCCTCCGAAGGATCTCGGCGGTCGCGACGAGATCGTCGAGGAGATCGCAGCGATCTTCGGCGTGCCTGTCTCAATGCTCAAGGCGAACGATCCGAACCTCGCAAGCGCATCTACAGGATTTGCGCAATGGCGTGAATCGACCATCCTCCCGCTGCTTCGGCTCGACGAAGAGACGCTCAACCAGAAGCTCCTTCCGATGTTCGGCTTACAGGACGAGGCCGTCCTTGCATACGATGATCCGGTTCCCTCGAACCGGGCGCTCGACTTGCAGGAGCATCAAGGCCTCATCTCGTCCGGCGTGCTGACCATCAACGAGGTTCGCGAGCTCCGCGGCTTCGATCCTCTCGACATTCCCGACGCCGACGTTCCGATCGTTGGCGGGATGCCGCTCGGCAGCGGTCTCGATCTCGGCGGCGACCAGACGGTCGCGCCGGCGCAGGCCGCTCCCGAGACGGTTCCGCAAGCGACATCGCAGCCGGTTCCGGAGGCTACCGTCGCAGCGGAAGCGCCGCAGGAGACCGTAAAGGCGATTACGGCAGACGCTCCGGCCCGATACGCCGAGATCGACTTCACGCCGACCGAGGAGATGGCCGACGCGGCCAATCGCGGCCTTCGGCTCCGAGGCGAGTTCAATCGCGGCGGAACCGAGATCGGCGTCGCTCGTGCGACGCAACTCAAGAACCGCGAGGTACTGTCGCCGGACACCGTCCGACGCATGGCGTCCTACTTTGCTCGGCACGCCGTAGACAAGCGGCCTGGCTGGGATGATCCGGCGAACCCTTCCGCCGGCTTCATCGCGTGGCTGCTCTGGGGCGGCGACGCCGGCCGAGACTGGTCGGAGCGGATCGTCGAGCGGATGAACCGTGCCGACGATGCCGAAGACGGCACGAAGCAAGCCGACGACTGCGTCTCGGAGAAGATCCGAACCCTGATGAACGAGGGCTATCCGCAAGACCAGGCGATCGCGATCGCGATCGACTACTGCGAGAGCAAGGCCAAGGGATGCGGATGCACGCACGGAAAGATCGTCAAGCAGTCTGAAGACTGGGACGACGAAGGGTTCCACGTCAAGGCGACGCGGTACACGCCGCAAGAACTGAGACTCATCAAGCAACTTGAACGCCGGCTGCTCAACGTAGGACGTGAGCGAATCGCGGCGATGGTCAAGTTTCTTCTCGCAACGGATCTAGAAGGGCAGGACTTGATTGACCGCGCCATCAATCAGCTCGGCCCGGCAAAGTTCGCAGCCGACTTGCGAGATGCGGCACGGCCAGCGCTTCTCGATGTTGTCGAGGCTGGCGGCGCAAAGGGCGTCAAGATCGTAGAGGCCGAACTGCGAAAGGCCGGAAGGACTCCCGATCCTGTCTCGTTTGACTTCGTGAACGAGGACGTGCAGAAGTGGGTCAATCGCTCGACGACGAAGCTCGCTGACGGCGTCGGCGGAACTACGGTTACGCGTTGTCGCGATCTGCTCGGCAAGGGACTTGAGGAAGGCAAGACCATCGATCAACTTGCAGACGACATTGCCGAGCGCGGCTTTGACGCCAAGCGAGCGCGAGTCATTGCGAGGACCGAGTCGGCACGTGCCTACGTTCAGGGACAGGTCGAGGCCTGGCGTCAGTCCGATGTCGTCGCCGGCAAGAAATGGCTCGTCGCTCCTGGTGCCTGCGAGTTCTGCACGGCCATCGGTCGCGAGAGTCAGACGAAAGGCATCGACGACGCGTTCTATACAGTCGGCGACAGCGTGAGCGGAACGGAAGGCGGGACGTACGTCGTTGACTTCGAGAACGTCGTCGGTCCTCCGCTTCATCCGAACTGCACGTGCGACCTCATCACCGTTCTCAAGGACCGCCCAGAATGAACCGCAAAGACTTCAAGGCCGAAGGCGAGATCGTCGGCGGCATGTTCAAGGCGACCATCTCGACGGACAGCGTCGATCGTGATGGCGAGGTAATGGTTCCGGCAGGGATGAACGCGAAGGACTACGATCGGAATCCGGTCCTTCTCTGGAATCACGACACGTCGCAGCCGATCGGACGAGCCGTATCTCTGAAGCGAGCCGATCGCGAGATCGTCGCCGACTTTGAGTTTGCCAAGAAACCTGACGACTACGGCGGCGACTGGTTCCCTGACTACGTTCGTGGTCTCGTGCAGGCCAAGGTGCTGCGCGGAGTCTCGATCGGCTTCGTGCCGATGGAAGGCGGCGAGCGCATGGCGACGAAGGGAGACGTGGACAAGTACGGTCCTGACGTGCGACGCGTCTACTCAAAGTGGAAGTTGCTCGAGGTCTCGGTCGTGAGCGTGCCGGCGAATCAAGACGCGCTAATCACGGCAGTGCAGAAAGGCTACGTGACGCGTACCGCGGCCGAGCGCTTCGGTCGCGTTGACGTTCCGGCAACGATCGACCGACCGCCTGTCAGGAAGTTCTCGATAGCGGTAAGCGTGCCGGCGATCGGACGCGAGATCGCCACGAGGATCGCTCGCGAGGAAATCGCGAAGGCACGCGGTCGCATCGTGATATGATCGCGTAGCCTTGCCCGGACGAGTGGCTGAATGCCGGATCGGTGCGGCGGCGCTGAGTCGTCATATTCGCACCTACCGGGATTCACAATGAAGACCAAGTCTGTTTCCGAGGTCCAAGTCGATCTCCAGAAGATCGCGGACCAGAAGGGCGCTGCCGGCTTTGAGCAGGCAAAGGCGCTCTACCTTGAAGGCGTGCTCGTCACCGACGCGGAGGGAAATCCGCTCGCGCCCGAGCAGATCGCCTACGAGGTCAAGCTTATGCCTGCCGCTGCCGAAGTCGCCATCGAGGAGGACGCTGCCAAGCCGTCCGACGAGATGCCGATGGAGGACGCCGAAAAGGCCGTTCGCCACACCGTCCAGAAGACCATCGCCGCAGAGGTAAAGGCCGCTGCCGCACCGAGGATCACCATGCCCGACCAGATCAAGATCGACGGCCGCGCCCGTCACCTCAAGTCGGCCGAAGAAGCGTACCGCTTCGGCCGTTTCATCATGGCCGCTCGCGGTCATCGCAAGAGCCTCGATTGGTGCAATGCCAACGGCATCGTCACCAAGGGCCACACCGAGAGCGTGAACAGCGCCGGCGGCTTCCTCGTCCCTGACGAGTTCGAGTCGTCGCTAATCTCGCTCCGCGAGCGCTACGGCGTCTTCCGCCGCAACGCGAAGAACGTTCCGATGACCAGCGACACTAAGAGGATGCCGCGTCGCAAGACCACGCTCACCGCCTATGCGGTCGGCGAGGCCGCTGCCGGCACCGAGTCGCAGCAGGTGTTCGATCAAGTGAACCTTGTCGCTCAGAAGTTCATGGTTCTTACGACCGCGAGCAACGAGCTGAACGAGGACGCCATCGTGAACCTCGGCGACGACATCGCGAACGAGATCGCGTACGCGTTCGCGCTCAAGGAGGACGAGTGCGGATTCAACGGCGACGGCACCTCGACCTACGGCGGCATCGTCGGCGTCATTCCCGAGATCGAGGGCATCTCATCGGCGATCGGAATCAGTGATGCGAACGTTGCGAACTACGCCGCGCTCGCCATGTCTGACCTGATGAACTTTGTCGCGAAGCTGCCGGCCTACGCTGACTCGCCGAACTGCAAGTTCTACTGCTCGAAGGCGTTCTATCACGCCTGCCTTGAGCGTCTCGTCTACGCCTCTGGCGGCGTGACCGCTCGCGAGGTTCGCGACGGGAACGCGGTTCCGACGCTCTTCGGGTATCAAGTCGAGTTCGTGCAGGTCATGCGGAAGACCTACACAACCGACACCATTCAGTGTCTCTTCGGCGATCTGTCAATGGCCGCCTACTTTGGCGACCGCCGGCAGACCTCGATCGCGTTCTCCGACTCGGCGCTCAATGCGTTCGAGCAGGACGAGATCGCCGTTCGCGGCACCGAGCGCTTCGACATCAAGTGCGCCAACCTCGGCGACGCCACGGACGCCGGTCCGATCGTCGCTCTCAAGCTCTGATCCATCAGCCTTCTTCCCTCGGCGGAGTCCGGCTTAGGCCGGCTCCGCCTTGAAAGGACTTTCCACCCATGTCCGTTCCCTCTCAGAACATCAAGGCTCGCGTCGCTCTCGTCCCGCAGACGGTCGGCACGGCCACCGCCAACGTCTACGGCAACACGCTCGACGTGCGCGGCTTCGACTCGGCGACCTTCATCATCGGAGCGCGCTCGGCGACCGTCTCGTCGGTTCCCTCGCTCGTCACCATCGAGCACGCTGACGACACGAACACCGCGTCGTTCGCTGCCATCACTTCGATCTCTTCGGGTCTCCCGACTCAGATCAACACTACGGCCCTGACGAACCAGGACGCGTTTGCCGTCGTGAACGTGGACCTTCGCGGCAAGAAGCGCTACCTGCGCCTCGGTCTGCGTGCGTCCTCGAACACTCCGACGATGGATGCGCTTTGTGTCCTTGACAATGCCGGGCAGGCGCCGATCTCGGCGACCGCTGCCGGAACGCTCTACTTCAACGCGGTCGGCTGATACCATCCGCACCGCAACGGTTTGGCCGGCATGGCCGAGCGTCACGTTGGCGCTCGGCCATGCCGTTTACAGGGAAGCAGAATGATCCGAGTCACCAAGGACGGACAGGTATCGGAGCATCCGATCGAGCAGGCTGCGAACCTGCCCTACGAGGATGAAACGTGCGACGTGATCGAGGTCCGCGAGTCGCTGGAGCGATTCGTCGGAGAGGCCGCGACGCAGGCCGTAGCGCGATGGACTGCGAAGCTCCGCGAGGGAGCGGAGCTGCGAGTCAGCGTTCCGGACTTCGATCGAGCCGTGGATGCCTACAAGAGCGGCACGAGCCACGAGATCGAGCCGATCGTCTGCGGGAAGATCGGAGAGCACGGCTCGCTGTGGAATCGGACGAAGCTCATCGAGACGCTTCGGAAAGCCGGTCTTCAGGACTGCCATGTGTGGTCGGAAGGCGAAGGGCAATGGACCATTGGAGTAGCGGCCCGGAAGTTGCCTGCGATCAACACGCTTCCGAACGTAGAAGCGCTGGTCTCGATGCCCAGGCTTGCGTGGACAGAGAACATGTTCTGCGCGATCGGCGCTTTGATCCCGCTCAAGATCAATATCACCAAGCACACCGGGGCATTCTGGGGCCAGTGCCTTTCGCGCCTCTTCGCCGAAGCACTGAAGAAGCCGTCTTGCGAATGGGTACTTACCCTCGACTATGACACGATCTTCCAGAAGGAGGACGTGATCGCGCTTTACCGTCTTGCGACGGAACGGAACCTCGACGCGGTCGCGGCGATGCAAATCGGCCGCGAGCGACAGACGGTCCTTATCACTTGCGAGGACGCCGAAGGCAATCCGCGTACGTCGCTCACGGCCGAGGAGGTAAACGCGCCGGCGCTCGAAGTCGCAACGGCGCACTTCGGCCTCACCTTGATTCGGGCCGATGCGCTTCGGAACCTGCCGCGTCCGTGGTTTCACGGGCAGCCGGCGCCGGATGGCACTTGGGGCGATGGACGCATTGACGACGACATCCAGTTCTGGCGGCAGTGGAAGCGGTCTGGCTTCAAGGTCTGGCAGGCGAATCGAGTCCGCATCGGTCACATGCAGGTAATGATCTCGTGGCCTGACGACAGATTCGCCGCAAGGCACCAGTACCATAACGAGTACGTCACCAGCGGGAAGCCGGCATACGCGAGAACCTAAATGGCCGTCGATCCGAACTCACTGACCACGCTCGCGAATCTCCAGTCGTACCTTGGCATCGCAGCCGCGATTGACGAGACGATTTTGGAGCAATCGATCGACCGGGCATCGGCGCTCATCGAGTCGATCCTAGGCCGGCCGATCAAGTCACGCAACCTGTACGAATGGCACGATAGCTTTGGAACGGATCGGATCGGCGTAAAGGTGCGCCCAATCAATCACGTAAAGTACGTCGCGTTCGGCTCGCAGAATGCGCTTAGCGTATCGGCATCGGCCGGATCGACAGACATCATCGCGACGGTCGAGGTAGCGCCGAGCCACATCAAGCTCTTCCGCGTAACGGCGACCGGATCTGAATCCTCGCAGCAGGTGCAGTTCGCGAACCACGAGACAACCGCCGAACTCGCGACGCACATCAACACGGTCACAGGATTTGAGGCGTCGGCCATCGAAGACTTCTCCTCGTACCAGTTGCATCCGCGAGCCGGCGTGAACGTGCTCACGACAACGGCTTATCTTTCCGCAGCCTGGGACACGACCGCCGACCTCCGCGTCGATCACGAGGCCGGCATCATCTCGATGGTCTCGGACGCGTTCCCAAGCGATCACTGGGCGACAGAGTTCCCAGCGGAGTACCGATCGGTTCTCGTGGCCTACAACGGCGGCGTCGATGTCGTGCCGTTCGACATCGAGCAGGCGTGCTTGGAGACCGCTGCGACGATGTACCGAGATCGCAAGAAGGATCTCGGCGTTACCAGCGAGAGTCTCGGCGACTACTCGTACAGCCTTGCAGCTCGCGGCGTTCTCGTGCAGCAAATCCGATCAATGCTCGGCGCGAGGGTTCGCATCCGATGAGCATCGGATCGCTGATCTCAGCGTATGGTCGGACGATGACTAGGACGCGTCCGGTCTGGATTCGCGATGCGGCCGGCGGCGCGGCTCAATCCACTACGGCCGGCACGGCGACCGCAGCCATAACCGGCTACCTCCAGATCGGATCTGGCGGCGTTGCGCTCCGCTACGGTCGCGAGAACGTGCGCTTTGGCGCTACGCTCTACTGTGACGGATCGCAGGATCTAAAGGCGAATGACCTGCTCGCGGTCACGATCGTTAGCGAGGTTCGCACGTACCGCGTCGATTCGGTACGCGTGCCTGACGATCGCTCGACATCGGACGGCCTGTATCACCTGATCGCGACGCTTGAAGAGGATCTGCCGCGTGCGTAGGTCTACGGTCTCGCATAACTTCGACGCAAAGGAGATCGTCGGAGCGGTCGTTCGTGGCGTAGATGTTGCAACGCATCGGCTCGTGCTACAGGTTCAGAACAAGATCAAGACGTCTATCTCCGGCGCTGGTACGGGCATCTTCTATCCCGGAAACCTGCGACGATCAAGCAGACCAGGACAACCGCCTGCAAAGCAGCGAGGCCATCTATCGCGATCGTGGCAGTCTGGTCAGCCGTCGCGATTGATTCAGGCTCCGCGCGTCGGATGGCGCGTCGGTTCCAACCTGTCATACGCCCGTTTTCTTGAGTTCGGAACAGGTCGAATCAGGGAACGACCATATGTTCGACCGGCGCTGAATGCCGTAGCTCCTGATGCAACACGGGTGATGAATGCGTATATCCGTGATGAACTGCGAAAGATGCGTGCCGGCGCGATGAGGAGACCGTGAGATGCAAGCGCTACTTACAACGATCGCGGCAGGTATCACGAACTCGGCAGCGACTTCTTGGTTTCAAGGTCTCGGAGGCCGCGTCTACGTCAACGAGGCGCCGGCAGATACCCAGTTACCGCTTTGCGTATATGGCATTGCGAACGCCGACATCGAGCAGACGTTCGGGACTGATCGAGAAGCGTACGTCATCGAGTTCACGCAGTACCATCCGCACACATCCGGCGTGAATGTCGCTCTTGGATCAGCCGAGAAACTGCATACGCTGCTTGACGGTATAGCGCTGACAGCGAGCGGATATGATCGAGTCGTGATCCGGGCCGAGTCTCGGGGCGTTCCCGCGATGGAGGACGACGCGATCTCGACTACCTCGCGGTTCCGATTGACCGCGATCAAGGGTTCCTGACATGAGCTACCTCGTAGGCAATGATGGCGGCGTCGTTCTTGGCGATCACTTTGCGCAGTTCAACGCGTGGAACGGCACGTTCTCGCGGCAGGTCTCGGACATCACCGGATTCTCTGATGCCGGTCGCCGGCGTCGTCTGGGCGTCTGGGACGCGAACGGATCGGCCGGCGGATTCCTGCGTGCCGATGCAACCTCGACAGGTCCGGGCGTGAATACGACCGACTGGCAGACCGGAGGATCGACCATCTACCTTCACGCCAAGGGCAGCGGAACCGTCGCGACGAACGCGACCGGCGTCTGCACGATGATCCTGACGGCGGTCATCAGCGAGGTCGCCATGAGCGTGGCCAAGACCGGAGACGCGGCCGTCTCGTTCAACTGGGCGCTTGCCGGCGGCGCGATCCCGATCGAGCTCTGGGACGAATCGTGAGGCTCTGGCCTACCACGGTCCTGACACCAGACGACTGGATCGCCGAGGTCACGTTCACCGACGGCAGAACCTATCGCATGGGCGCTTCTCCGCACCTGTCCGAAGAGGCAGTCATCGCGCAGGTGCGGCAACTGTTTGCCATGCGGAACAAGACGCGTCAGGTCATCGACATCAGGCTGAGGCGTCGCGTGCAGGCGTTTCAGTCTGTTCAGGAGATGCACGTAGAAAACAGGATGCGACTCGTTTCATGAAGACCATCGAGGTGAAGAAGGGCGTCCGCATTCCGCTCATAACGGTTCGCGACATGATGCAGGTATGCGAGCAGGCGTTCGAGGAGGAACGAGCGACGCTGGTCGCGGACCTTGACGCTTCTGGCGTAGATCCTCAGACGAGGCTTGAGCGGCTGCGAGAGCATTCGCAGCGGCGCGGGACTGTGAGCCTGCTCCTCCTTGCGACGTTTCGCATCGCGACTGCCGGACAGATCGTCCGAATCGCGCTTGAGCGAGCCGGCCTAGAGCCTGACTCCGCCATCGCCGAGATGACGCCGGAAGAGATGGTCGAGGCGGCCCAGATGCTTTGCGGATACCGGAAGGCGGAACCGGATACGGTCCCTCTGGAGCCGGGCCAGCGGACGACCTAACGGTTCCGAACTGGCTCGGCACGGCGGCATTTATCGCGAAGAACGCGCCCGGCTTCGGCGATCCCCTGTCGATGCCGATCGACGTATTCGCCTCAGTGGCGGAAGCGGTCTCCGATATGATCGTTCGAGAGAACGGCGGCGACAGCGGACGTTCCGCAGTCGATCGCGAGATGAGGAGGCTTCTTGGCTGATCCCTCACTAAACCTATCGGTCGTTGCCGACATCAGCGCTCTTCAAAGCGGGATGCAGCAGGCGACGCAGATAGTCAACTCGTCGAGCGCCCAGATGGCAAACGCCGTCGAGCGCAACATCGGACAGCGATTCGATGCGGCGATGTCAAACGCTGGCCGATCCGCGAAGCGCCTCAATATCGCGATGGACTCGACGCGAGCGGTAACGCTTGCCGCTACCGGCGACATCGAGGGCGCCGTGAACGCTTTGCCTGGCGTCTTTGGTGCCGTCGCCGGCGCGGCGTTCACGCTGGGAGGCGTGCTACACGAGGCGTTTACCGGCGCGAAGGCTGCTGCGGCCGAGTTAGAGGCGCAAGTGCGAAGAATCGAGACTTCGTCAGCGGTCAAAGCCCAGACGCGAGAATACGAGAGGCTTCTCGCCATTGAGAAGGAACTTGATCCGATTCGCAAACTCGAACTCGAGCGACAGAATGCGATCGCGAAGGCGCGTCGCGAGATGCTGGAGATGACAAAGGAGATCGGAGGAGCCGAGGCCGCGACGATGCAGGCGGCTCGCGAGCGGCTCATCAACGCGCAGTACGACAACAAGATTCGCGAGGCGAATGAGCGACTCGCAAAGCAGACGGCAGAAGCCGACGAGCGATCGACAAAGGCAAAGGAAGAGATTGCAAAGATAGAGCCGCCGAAGCAGACGCCGATGCAGGCGCTCGTCTCGTCCGTGACTACAAGCCTCGGAGGCGCATTCAACTTCGCGCAGAATCCGGTGTTACAGTCGATTCAGGACTACGCCATCAAGCAGGCCGGATACCAAGCAAACCTCGTGCTTACGGCGCGTGAGATACTGCAACTTCTGCGGAACCAAGGGACGGTGATTACGTGAGCGTCTACGTCGTCGAGCAGCTCGGAAGTCGCAACGTCTCACGGACGCAAGGCAAACTCAAGGCTACGCGTACGTTTCACGTCTGGGACGACGCGACTCCGCTCACGACGCCGAACTCGATCTCGCAACTCTTCGGCTCGAACGGCCTGCCGTACTTCGGCGAGCCGTTTCCCGGAACGACCAGTCTCGGAGCGACTGACTGGAGCATCGCTCGCGTAGAAGGCCAGAGCGATCTATGGTCTGTGACCTGGGAATATCAGGAGGTCAGCGGAGGCGGAACGATCTCGCCGCCGCCTCCGGCTCCGGACGAAGTCACCGACGCCGCAGTGAATGGCTACATCGAGGTCAACGCGTCGCTCTCGGCGTCGCATATCGACGTTTTTAGGGCGATCGACCGAGCGACCATAATCGCGCAGTGCTCGACGAACGGCCGGCACGCTCTTGGCATCCCGGATCAGTTCGACATCGGCGGCACGCGTGTAGATTCCGGAGGCCACCCGGTCTCCTTCATCCTGCGACAGTTCGAGGTCAACATCACGCTCGTTCGCGAGGGACGGTTCCGGCCGCGGAACCTGCTCTCGTTCGTATGGAAGCGGAACCGTACCGCGTTCCTCGACTGCGAGCCGGGAAGCGTGATCTACGCTGGCTGCTCCGTGAATCGCATCGGCGAGCGAAAGTTCCAGTACAACCATAAGTTTGTGTACGACCAGTTCTTCCACATGCGACAGGTTCCGTCTCGCGACATGAACGGCGAGGTCTTCCTTGCACCGCTTCCGAACGTGCCTGGCTCATCGTGCGCCGAGTCCGTTCGATTCGTGCAGCCGTTCCCAGACCTGACCGAACTCCGCAACATCGACTCGCTCTTTGCGAAGGTGACCTGACATGGCTAACGAGATCAGCATCACGAACCGTCTCCAGATCGCAAAGGGATCGTTCCAGTTCTTCTTTGCGCCGAACACGCTCCAGGCCGATCTCGCGAGCGAGGCATCAGCCGGAGGGAACCAGATCATCGGCTCCGGGGCCGAGGCTCTCGACCTCAACGGAGACGTATCGGCGAACGGCGTCGCATACTTTCAGAACCTTTCGACCGCGATCCCGATCGAGCTCGGCATCAGCGGCTACACCTCGACGACGGCAGGCACTAGCATGATCTCGCTCTTCCGTCTCAACGCCGGCGAGTCGTGCATCGCGCGAGCCGCGACGACGAGCATCTTCGCAAAGGCAATCACGAGCGGCACCAATACGCAGGCATTCGTCTCGTTCCAGATCTTCAGCCCATGAGCGTACGGTTCACGAGCGGAGGCGTCGGACGGTTTGGGTTCGACGAGGCGAACGCGACGCTCGACGCCGCGGACGCGATGGTAGGCCGGTTCGGCGATGCCGGAAAGCCGCAGCGCGTCGAGATGCCGAAGCCGATCGTGGCACGGCTGACGCAGGATCTCGGCGACCAGACGTTCGAGCTTGGTCCAGAAGGAATCAAGTATCGAGTCTGGAACTGGGCGCAAGTCCAGATAGGTCAAGGTACGACCAAAAAGAAAATCGAGATTTCTCCTCAAGGTAAAACGTCGTTGAAGTTTGGCGATGCTCCGCTCGGCCAGGCCGTGCAACTTGGCGGAACGTCCAAGGTCGGAGACACCATCGTCTTGTTCAAGATGATGTCTACAGACGGAAGGCCGTGGTTCGTATTTAGCGGAAGCGTCGCCGCACAGAACCTCATGCTTGAGATCGTCTCCAGCGAACTCAACGAGCAGATGTCGAGCGGGAACAAACGGGTATACACGTATCAAGTCGAGCCGCGAAAGATCCGGTACGACGGCGGAGTCGTCATCGAGCCGTGGACGGAGATGAAGAAGGGATACGCGCTCAACACGTATGAGATCAGCGGCGCGGTCGACGCCTGGGGTCACGGTCAGGAACTTGAGTTTGAGGATCTCGGAGAACTCGTGCCGGCTGCCATCGAGGGTTACGTAACCGCAACGCTCACCGACATCGGGAGCGGTACCGATGACGCGACCTACATCTTTGAGGCGGCGAACCCGATGAAACCGGAATGCCAGGACGACGCGACGCCGACCGATGCGCCGTCCGGCATCCTCAAGCGAGGTCTCTGATGCTGACACGGAAAGCACTGCGGACGGTGTTGAGCAGGATCATCGCCTGCGGAAGCGGCGAGACGATCGTGGTTCACGCGATGTATTTCGCAAACACGACCGCAGCCGCGCGGACGTTGCGTGTGCATCATCTGTCGCAGGCCGATTCCGCGACTACAGACAACGCCATCTTCTATGAGGTGCGACTGACCGCAAACTCGACGCTCGTCGATTCGACTCGGATCATGCTGAACGAAGGCGATCAACTCGTCGGCGTCTCGGATGCCGCTGGCGTGACCTGCACCATCTACGGCGTCAGGTCGGCATGACCGGAATCGCCGCGGCCTTGATGTGCTGCTGCGCCGATCGCGGCGGCGACGAAGATCCGTGGCCGGAGAGTCCATGTCCGGGTTGCGCTCCGTACGTGGACATGACCTGGGATGGTTCTGTCGAGGTCGAGTCGCAGTGCTGTGACCAGGTGTTTGATCAATGCGTGCCTCCTCACAGGTGCCGACCGTGCGAGGCGCATTTCCAGTTCGGCGGCGATTTCTGCCGCGACTGTCCCGGCCACGGTTGCTTTCTTCAGAAGGTGAATCGCAAGTCGTTTCGCGTGTCCTCGATGCGCCTGTTCGCGCGACCCGGCATCGCATCGCGATGCCAGTGGATCGGTGCCGGCCAGCCGCAGTTCTTCGACATCAACTGGTGCTGCACGTCCGCACTTCCAGACATCCCTCAATGCTCGCACGGCGACACGATCCCATACTTCGGACGAGGATCGGTCCAGTTCAAGGCGAACATCTCATGCCGCCTGTATCCGACCGAGGGATATGTCGGCGAGTTGTGGGTGCGGTTCGGGAACCAAAGATGCCTTCGGCTCGATCAGTGGAAACTCCTGTTGACGTTCATCCCTCCGGCCGGCGGGAACATCTGCGCGGCGTGTCCTGATTTCCTGACGCACGGCAACTGGAAACCGATCAGGAACATCTCGCCTTTCACGCTGCGAAGCACGTGCAACATCTTCCCGAACTACGGTCCGGTTCCGGGACCGTTCAATCCGGGTTGCGGAAGTTCGGATCTCGATCCGGTTCCGTGGTCTGCCTTCGATCTCGGGAGCGTGGTCACGCTCAAGGCTCCGACGCCATGACGTGCAAGCATCTTGATGACCGGACTTGCAGGCTCGGCCTTTGCGGAGGCGTGCCGGCGCTGTCATGCTGCGAACGATGCGAGTCGTACGAGGGACCGAAGCGAGGCCTCGGCGACTTCGTGCAGATGGTGACTCGAGCGACCGGAATCGAGAAGGTCGTCCATGCGATCGCCGGCAAGGACTGCGGCTGCGGCAAGCGACGCACGGATCTGAACCGGATCATGCCGTTCGGATCGTCGGAACCGGAAAGGTAGGATGGTGGCATGGCGGTAACGCTCACAGGAACCGGAGGTCTATTCACGCGGCTCGGCAAGCTCTTCGGCTTGGCGAAGACGATCCGGCAGCACCAGCAGGCGATCGCGCCGACCGCGGCGACATCGACGAGCGGCGTCCGCACCATCTACTCGGTGTACGCCTCGACGACCGGGACGCTTCCGATGGCGACCGATCTGGTTCAGGCGGTGTCGAACGAGGAGATGGTCGCCGGAGCCAGCCTCTCGACGCTGCTCAACCTGAAGGCGGCAGCCGAGCGGACGCTTATCGAGATGGTTGATGCCGATACGAAACTGCCGGCCAAGACGGTTCCGGAGGCGATGCGAGAGCTAGCGTTCCAGATGAACCGCGACGGCGAGAAGGTCGCGGTGTCGTCGTTCACTGTCGGATCGACCGCGTACAACGCGGCGAACACGGGAAACGCCGTAGTCGTCGTCTCGGACGAGGCTCCGAAGATCATCAAGAACAACGTCGTATTTTCCACGAAGGTCGCAGGCCAGCCGTACCTTCGAGCCGAGACGCTGACGTTCTCATGCGCTGACGACACGAAGACCGCTGGAGTCGCGAGCGGCTCCGAGGTCTGGACAGTCACGGGCGATCGCTCATTCCCGAACCTCGATCGGCGATGGCGAGCCGGCAGCGGGACCGCGATGCGGATCAATGCGACCTGCGGCGATCAGGATGCCGGCGGATCTCCTGGGCTGAACCTGCTAACGAACTCCGACTTCGAGGTCTTTGCGTCCGACGTTCCGGTCAACTGGGAACTCGTGACCGGAACGGCGACGACGCACGTGGCAAGCAGCACAACGGCCCAGCGCGGATCGGCATCGTTGAAGTTCATCGGCGACGGCTCGACGCTGACGAAGATCCGACAGCGGACGAACTACGGCAGCGGAACCTACGGCAAGCTCAAGGGCGACACGCTGTACCTGCTCTCGGCGTGGCTGCGGAGCGATGGAACCTCGGTCGGCGGAACGCTGCGGATCTCGTTCCGAGATCAGACCGACACGGTTCTCGGCACGATGACGGTATCGGTCAACTTCGCCAGCCTGACTACGTCGTTCGTCCGCTACGGCTTCGCGGTCATCTCGCCGGTGAATATTCCCGATGAGGCATATTTGGTGATCGAGTTGACCACGGCAGTCAGCGCGACCGGCTCTATCCTCATTGACGAGGTGACGGTCTGCGAGATGCAGCGACTCGCAGCCGGCGGTCCTGGTGTCGCGATCGTCGCCGGTTCGACGGACAGCCGACGCGGCGATCTCGCGACAGTCGCGATCTCGGCGAGCGTAGTCGGCGAGATGAACCTTGAACTCGATCGCATGTTCGGCCTGTACGAGACCGGGATCTTCCTCCCGAGCGGAACCGGTACGAACGTCACGGTCGCCGACTCATTGATCTCGTGAGACTGAGCCTGTAGGATTCCGCAGCCGACCGGCGCATACGCCGACCGACCAACTCCGGCCGGAGCCTCATCCCCTCCGGTGCCGCTTATGGCGGCAGTCATCTCCCGGCCTCGCGTTCCTCAGGACGCGGGGCCGGTTTATTGACGCTGGGACGCGTTGCTAGCAGCCGGGAGCCTGTCCGGCCCGGCCCGGCCCGGACGCGTCAGAAGCCGTGCCCGAGGCCTAGTTATCCGGACGTTTCCGGTACTGGCGGATTTAGTGCAGCACGCGACTTGACAAGGCCGAAGAAGGCCGTACCATTCACCCGTCGGCCTGATGAGCCGACCGCCGCGGGGTTCGCGGCGAACTGGAGATGACCGATGAAGACCACCAAGATTTACACCGTTCGCGACGCGATGCGAGATGCGATGCGCCTTGAGAGCGACACGCGATATCGCAGCACTTCGATTGAGTACCGGAAGCCGATTGACGCTCGGATCGGAGTCCTTAATCGAAATGGGAAGCCGGTCTATTACGCGGTGATCGGCGGCATCTATCGCGAGTCGCTGGATATTGCCGCGATCGAGTCCGACCTCGCGAGCATCTAACCGCTCACCGGCTCGGCCGCGGAAACGCGACCGGGCCGATTCGCCTGCGAACGTCGCAGGCTCGCAACGTAGGAGATGACCGATGAAGAAGAACACCTGGCGACAGGACACGCTCGCTCGCGACCTTCGCGACGCGTGCAGCGACATGCGGCGATGGATGCAACTTGATCCGACCGACCTCGCGCAGATGTCGAGCAGCGACCTGCTCGCGATGGCGGATGTCGCGATGCGTGTCTATGACGCGACGCACCTGATCATCGACGAGCGTCGCGCTAGCGAGCAGGCCGCTCGCATCGGAGGGACCGTCGATGTCAACGCCTGACCTGATCCTCTGCGGCCTCGCGGCCGCGATCCTCGTCCCGATGGCATTCCTCCCGTTCCTCGTCGCGGCCGGCGAGCGAGACGGGATCGTCAAGACCGGCCGCTCTGGAGATGACCGATGAAGCCTGATAAGAAAGAACCGCTTGCGGCGGCGTTCGCCGCGGCACTTGCCGAGATGCCGTCGCCGGCGCTCGACAAGGTGAACTCGGCGTTCGGCCGGTTCAAGTACGCGAGCCTCGGATCGTTCCTCGAAACCTGCCGACCGCACCTCGCGAGGTTCGGCCTCGGACTCGCGTCGGATTTCGAGCCGATCGCGGACGGGAATCTGATGTGCTGGACTGTCATCCGCGACGCGACCGGCGAAACGCTGCGGCTCGCGCCGGTCCCGGTCAAGGTCGATCTCGCGAAGCCGCAGGCGACCGGGTCGGCGATGACATACGCCAGGCGCTACAGCCTGTCGGCGGCGCTCGGAGTCGTCGGCGACGAGGACGACGATGGCAACGCCACGAACGAGCCGAAGCAGGTTCGGCAGGTCTCGATGCTGCAGGCTCACGCGGCGACGGCGAAGCCGGTCGCGAAGCCGGTCGCGAAGCCGGTCGCGAAGCCGGTCGATACGGTCGAGCTTGATGATGGCTGGGAACGCGTCACGATCGCCTCGGTCGAGACGAAGGACGGCCAGTCGGCCAAAGGACCGTGGCGACTCTACAGCGTTCACACGAGCGGCGGCGAGCGGTTCTCGACGTTCTCCGCGACGCATGGCGGACGAGCGCTCGAACTGGTCGGCGTCGAGGCTGACGTGCTCGTGAGGGAAACCGACCGCGGCATCGAGTTGCTCGACATCCGCGGCGCGAAGTCGATTGCTAAGCCTGTCGCGAAGCCGGTCGCACCGGCGACCACAAAGGAGGACGACGATGGAATCCCGTTCTGATGACTCGCCGTCGATCTCGCCGGAGCAGTTCGCCGCTCGGTTCGGCATCAGCCGCGACACCGTCTATCGCTGGATCAAGCAGGGCCGGCTTGATCCGATCCCGATCGGGCCTCGCGTCTGGCGGTTCCGTCCGTCGCAGGTTGAGGCGTTCATCAACGAGCCGAGGCGCGAGACGCAGTACGTCCACATTGACGAGAACCCAGGAACCGCTTGGGCAAACCGAAACGAGGTGAACCGATGAGACTGATCGACATCAGCGCAGACATGCAGGCGCTCGACGACCTGCTCGCCGAGGTCGGCGGCGACGTTTCCGATCCCAAGGTCGCCCAGATCGTCGACGCTTGGTTCAACGAGCTTGACCACAGCTTGACGGCCAAGATCGACAACTACGCGGCGCTCATCTCGACGATGCGAGCACGGGCAGACATCCGGAGAGCCGAGGCCGAGCGGCTCGCGCGTCGCGCCCAGGTTGACGAGGCGTCGGCCGACTGGCTCGCGTCAAGGCTGCTGGCGGCTCTGGACTCGCGAGGTATGAGAAAGGTCGAGACCGATCGGTACGCGGTCTCGGTCGTCGGCAACGGTGGAAAGGCTCCGCTCCTCGTTGACGGCGACGTGCCGGCGGAGTTCCTGAAGACCGTGA